TTGTTCGTCTCGACAAAGAAGCACAGGGTATGTTTGCCAATGGCGTACGCGCACCCAAGTATGCCAAGCAGTCACTTGTTATGACAAACAAGAAGTTCACTCAGTGGGCCATGGACAACAACTATATGTTCGCGGCTGACAAGAAATAGTTAGTGACTCACTAACATCTTATGGGGTGGGGCATGTGCCTCACCCAGAAAGGACAGACCAATGCTTGCTATTGGAAAAGAACTGACTACCGAGCAACGGCTCAACAAATGTGTCATCGACATCATGGGCAACCCCAAGTATGTCGCACTCGCTGGCATACTGATGATCGGTGAGAAGCGTATCTGCGACAAGACACAGACAGCGTATACCAACGGACGTGACGAGGTGTATGGGCGTGGGTTCGCGGATCAGTGCAACGATCCAGAGTTTCGCTATCTCATACTGCATGAGAACTATCACAAGCTGTATCAACATCTCAAGACTTGGAAGCACCTATGGGATGAGAACCCCCAGCTTGCTAACATGGCGATGGACTTCGTTATCAACCTCAAAATTTCTGATGACAACAAGGACGGCTTCGCAACCATGACAGGCCCACTCACAGTAGGTTGTTATGACGAGAAGTATCGTGGCATGGACACAGCCCAAGTATTCAATCTGCTCAAGCAAGAGTCAACGCAAGGCAACGGTCAGGGTAATGGTTCTAGTGCCGGGGACGGTAGCGGTAATGATACGCAGGGTAACGCGTCATCACAAGGCTTCGATGAGCATGACTTCGAGGGCGCACAAGAACTATCTCCAGCCGAGCAACAGGAGCTAGCGCGAGACATTGACGAGGCAGTTCGTCAGGGTGCGTTGATTGCTGGCAAGATGGGGTCGGGTGGTGACCGTGACTTGCAGGACTTGCTCCAACCACAAGTCGATTGGCGTGAGGTCATGCGTGACTTCATCACCACCACATGCACAGGCAATGACTACTCAACATGGAAGCGACCCAACAGGCGTTACATTGGCATGGGTCACTATCTGCCGAGTGGTATCTCTGAGCGTGTTGACGAGTTGGTGATTGCCACTGACATGTCAGGGTCTATCGGTGACAGGGAAGTTAGTGTTGCACTAACAGAAATCAAGTCAATCGCTGACACCATACACCCAGAAGCAGTACGCCTACTGTATTGGGATACACAAGTATGTCAGGACGAGAAGTATGACATGCACGAACTCGATACGATGGTGACATCAACCAGACCCAAGGGTGGCGGTGGCACGTCTGTCGAGTGTGTGCCAGCGTACATGACCGACAAGAACATCACACCACAAGCTGTTATCGTGATTACCGATGGCTACCTTGGCGGATCGTGGGGTCAGTGGTCATGTCCAGTGTTGTGGGTTGTCATCGACCACAAGACCGCCAAGCCCGACTGTGGCATTACAGTCCACGTAAAATCAGGAGATATGTAAGATGGGATATCGTAGTGATGTAGTCATTGCAGTGGCAATGGGCAGTAAAGAAGATTTGGATGAACTCATGTCTGTGTATGCACTCAACATGTATGTGCAGAAAGAAAACCTTATACCCTCATGGGAGATTGGTGAGTATGAGGACGCATGGGTTGCCATGTACACAGCAGAAGAAGTCAAGTGGTATGATGACTATGATGATGTCAAAGGGTTTGAAGCACTGCCTAAACTTGCCGAGACATTTTGGGCTGAACGCAACATGCCGTATGCGTACAGATTTATACGTATTGGAGAGGAGGACAACGACATACAAATCTCATGCAACGAGAGTGACTGTGGTGGTCAGGATGACGTGCAGGGTAGCCGCTTGGCTGACATGCTTGCTGATGCACTATACATATCAAGACAAATCAACAACGAACTAGAGTTTGCTAACGACAATGTTAGTGACTCACTAACACAGAAGGGAACAGACTAATGGCTATGTCATACGAAAGAATATCATCATTCGCAGAGGTAGAGGCTATCTACAACAACACCAAGCCTATGCGTGGTAAGAACAAGGGCAAGGATATACGCCCGATCGCTGACAGGTCGCGTGACCATGAGCGTGTAAAGAAGATATCATCCAACTGCTATCTGTTGATGAACGGTGGCTACTATGATGACGTGTTCAAGTGGTATTTCTACCATGGAAGTGGAAGAAACGCTCCTAACCCGACACAAGCAGAGATGGTGGCACTAGCACCGATCTGTTGGAAGCGTCACAAGGATGGCACTGAGACTATCACCATACGCAATGGCATTGGCACTGGAGCGCACATGAGCCACTACTCATTTCTTGGTAGGATGTTACCACGCGGTATGGTGTTCTTCGTACAGAACGGCAAGCAGTATGTGTCTGCAAACAGTGGGCAACATTACCTACCCAAGTGTATGTATGTGCCGCGTCATGTGTATGAAGTTGATGCAATTCGCAGTCGTTGGAACTCATGGATGCGAGTAACGGATGATGGTTCGTCACTGACATTCTTCCGTGATGGTGACAGATTCACGTTGGCTAGTAGCGAGCGTGATGCACCCAAGCCGCCACGTACCTTGGTCAACAAAAAGCAGAAGGCCAAGTACAAGGATGCCATGGCAGGTTATCTTGAGTGGATCAGTGCCATGGCGCCGATGTTACAAGTCGATGATTGGCAGTACCGCAATGAGATGGGTAGGCAGGTACGTGAGTTTCACAATGAGAGTGGATACTATCACAAGATACCGCCCAAGCTAATGCGTGACATTGTTATGAAACAGAATCATCCGCTACGCCTAGCCATGGCTGTTGACTTTGTGTCACATTATGATACAATACGTAACATTCAGTCACAAGCTGACGTAAAACAAGTTAGGACAGAGTTCAATCGGTGGATCAACAAACACTGTGGTTTCACCAAGACAGTGAAGGGATAAGAAGATGGGTATTAATTTCAATGATATTATGGTTGCTGACCTAGACGACACGGACTTGGGTCATATGCCTAGTGAACTATGTTTGTTCAAGACAAAGGTGGGCGAAGCGTTCCGTGGTGTGTCGTTTGCGAAGAAGGGAAACAATAAGTTATGGGTGTACTACCCTGATGAGCCGTACCCCATGGGGTATATCGGGTATGGTGACTTCCGCACTGAGGTTGTTGGTGACGATCAATACATGGTGGGTTCGCGCACCATATCCAACGACAAGTATGGCAGTTACCAAGACCAGCACAACATGAAGATGACTGTCAATCTGGAGACGGCCATACGCAACGCTAAACGTTTTCTCCGTAACTTCTCACCACAAGAGATGGCAAAGTCTAAGTTGAACACAGTATGTAATCAGTCACAGGACAGTCTGAGTTGTGCTGGCAACGCATACCGTAACAAGATGCGTGAGTTGTTTGACCAAGAGAGCAGTCGGTCTAACAAGATGCTGACCGAGTTGCGTAACCTTGTGGACACAGGCCATGAGTTTGTCGATGCGGCGTTTGGCTCTGAACTACATGCTATGTTTGAGTTACTGGACAACCAGAAAACACTCAAGGACAAGCCTATACATATGTACTTTGTCCGTGTGTTTGAGAAGTTTGGTAGGCAGACATTCGATGTTGGTACGATAGATAACGTGCATAAATCTTCTTATCAGGCTGAACTGAGCAATGAGTTCAAGCGGTATACTGACGACTTACCAGAAGAAATCATGGGCAAGCTGTCGGTGCTGACCATGGTAGAAAATGACAGCTACGTTGACGATGTGGGTTACCGCGCCGCCGAGGGGATGTTCTATGTCGTTAGATAATGACACGTTATACCGTGTTTCGTTAGACCCTATCAAGAATACCGTCCAAATATCATGTATTGGCATGGATAGGGTTGACAACTCATTGGATGACACTTACCTTAGTGTAGATGACTTACCACAGTGGGTACAAGAAAGGATCGCGTTGTTGATGATGACCGATCCTACTCCACCCACAGTGGATGTAGAGGGTGTAGGACGCAGAATAGACCAGTACACCTTTTGGATATGTGACAAAAAAGGTTGGGAGATGAACTTTTGTATTGCTCGTTATAACAACGGTCAGGATGATTATGATTGGTCTTTGAGCAAATACGGTTATCCTGATGGTGTATACCACCAGATGAATCCCAATAAGCCGCTTGTAGAGGTTAGAAGAAAAAGACTGCGTAGGCAAAGGGTAAGAGATTTGCAAGCAATGATGCATAAACCTGTTAGTGACTCACTAACATAAATGAAGGCGAGGGGTGGATCAAACCACCTCTCGTTGATGCCAGTTCCAACGGAGATAAACACATGGCTATGACGCCCGAAGCGAAAGTAAAAAAGAAAGTGGTAGCAGTACTCAAAAACTTGGGTGCGTATTACTTCTATCCAGTTACGGGTGGCTACGGTCACAGCGGTGTACCAGACATAGTAGGATGTTATCAGGGAATGTTCTTTGGCATTGAGTGTAAGGCTGGCAAGAATAAACCCACACCATTACAGCAGTTAGCACTGGATAATATTTCCAAGCAGGGTGGCCTCGCATTAGTGATCAACGAGGCAAACATCGGTGAGGTAGTTGAGAGCCTCAACCAGATACCGTTTGGACGGTAAGCAGTGAGTGCCGTAATTAACCACTGCAATGAGGGCAGTTGAACGTTATCCTTTCTATAGACTGTGACCTCAAGGGGGGAGGGTTAGCCTCCTCTATCTTCCCCCCGACTTTAACTAGATAACGAGAGAATGATGGCAAACATATCAAAAAGACGCAAAGAGGTTCTGGCAGAGTACAGCACGAAAAAAGAACGTGTACCAAAGAAGCGCGCACTAAAAATAGTTGACGATTTACCTGTCCATTCACCAATACGATATAAGAAAGATTGGGAAGAATTAAAAATTAGTAGGGCTTTAGCGGATAAGCCCAAATTAAATTTGACTGACGAAGATCGTAAGGCACGTAAGAAAGCTAGCGAAGATAAGAAACAACAAGAGATGAAGCTGAGTTGTTTAGGGATGTTATCAGCCGCTGGAGCAAAGAAGTTTACACGTGATGCACCGTCACTCGTTGAGTATGGTGACAGTTGGGCGTACTTCAACGGACTAGAGGGCGGCATTGAGGAGAACCACCACAACAAAGTTTCACCTTTTGATTATGTACACACTAGCTTGATAGAAGAGAACCCTGTTACTGGTGCATTAGTCTGGCATGGTCAGGTATGTTCTATATGTACGGAGCCGCCCAAGGATTTGGGTGAGGTAATGTTGGCGCAGTACGGGCTGACAGAGTTTATATGTGTCGATTGTGGTAGGTTTATGGAGCATAAAGGCACAGGCATGAGGGGGTATATGTCAGGCGTTGCTACCGATAATTTACGTCATAAGGCAAAGAAACCCACAACAATTTACAAGCACCACTTAGCGAAAGAGGATGAAGAAGATGAGTGAGAATAAAGTAATGACTGATAACAAGTTAATTATTGATGGCAACGAGTATCTGTACGAGGAATTGAAAGACGATCAGAAGTATGCCGTGACGCAGATTAAGAACTTAAACTCAAAGATTAATAATGCAGAGTTTGAGATAAACCAACTAAAAGCAGCAGTGCAGCATTTTCATTTGGCATTGTCGGTATCATTGAAACAGGAAGGAGAAGGTGGAGATGATTGATTATGGGGATGGTAGCTTTCAGAGGGCTATAGACAATAACCAATGCCCCAGATGCAAAGCCGCAGTGGACTATAGTGCAGGGGTTGCTACGTGTTTTGTATGCAACTTAAGAATATCTGGTGAGGGTATACAAAAACAAAAAGACCCGAATCAGTTGGAATTACCTTTTAACGAAAACAGTGGAGAATAAGATGGGACGAAGGAAGATAAATAAAAAAGAAAAGATAATACGGTACATACTTAAAAACAGGACTGCTTCTGTAAAGCAGATAGCAGAGGCAACAGGCTCGTCAACAAAGTACGTGTACAATCTTAAGTCACAATCAGGCACACCAAAAGAAGTTATACAGAAAGAACTCAACGTGCAGCCTGTAGTCACCGAGACTTTCAAAGATTACTCAGGTAACGAGTATCAAACCTACGCGTTGAAGAACAAACCAACCAAAGACAGGGTGCGCACAACAATCCTGCAAGAAGCAGAGAGCCTTGTGTCTGGTGACAGAGAAGAAGAACATGGTGACTTTTACAGCAATGCCCACCTGACTGCTAAATTGTGGAAGGGCTACACAGGTTGGGATATACAGCCAGAACAAGTGCCGGTCATGCTGGCTTTGTTGAAGGTTGCTAGATCAAATAACTCTAAAAACATGGATAACTTCCGTGATGCCGCAGGGTATCTAGCGTTAGCAGCAGAGTTAAATTCATAATGGATTTAATTACGCTGGACTTTGAAACATACTACGACAGGGAGTTTTCTCTGTCGAAGTTAACCACTGAAGCCTACATCCGTGATCCTCGTTTTGAGGTGATCGGTGTGGGTGTAAAGGTAAACAACAAGGAAACGGAGTGGGCAAGTGGATCACACGAACAGATTAAGACGTATCTGCAATCATTCGATTGGTCGGATGCTATGTTATTGTGTCATAACACCATGTTCGATGGTGCTATTCTTAATTGGCGGTATAATATTCGCCCTCGCGTGTATGCCGATACTATGTGTATTGCCCGTGCTATACATGGGGTTGAAACTAGCGCAAGTCTCAGGGCGGTTAGTGAAAAGTATAATATTGGTGCAAAGGGAACGGAGGTCGTACAAGCACTCGGCAAGAGGCGAGAAGACTTTACGCAGAGTGAACTAAGTAACTACGGCGACTATTGCGTCAATGACGTTAACCTCACCTATAAACTATTCACGATCATGGCAAAAGGTTTCCCACGTCAGGAACTAAAACTGATTGATTTGACGTTGCGTATGTTTATTCAGCCAGTGTTAGAATTAGATCTGGGCCTTCTAGAACAACATCTCACAGAAACACGTGACCGTAAGGATGAGTTGTTGGAGAGTGCCGGAGTGGTCAAAGAAGATTTGATGAGCAACCCCAAGTTTGCGGAACTGCTCAAGTCGCTTGGCGTTGAGCCACCCATGAAGATCAGCCCTACAACTGAAAAAGAAACATTTGCATTTGCCAAGTCGGACGAAGAGTTCAAGGCATTGGCAGAGCATGAGAACCCACAGGTGCAAGCGTTGGTCGCGGCAAGGCTCGGCACAAAATCCACATTGGAAGAGACACGAACACAGCGGTTCATTGATATTGCGAAGCGTGGCACATTGCCTGTGCCTGTTAGATACTATGCCGCGCACACTGGCAGGTGGGGCGGTGATGACAAGATCAACCTACAGAACCTGCCCAGCCGTGGCATAAATGGTAAGAAGTTAAAGCGTAGTATCATCGCGCCTGAAGGATATACGCTGGTGGACGCAGACTCGGCACAGATCGAAGCGCGAGTGCTGGCTTGGCTTGCAGAGCAGGACGATCTCACGCACGCGTTCAGGGCTGGTGAAGATGTGTATGTAAAGATGGCATCACGTATATATGGTGTGCAAGAGGCCGATGTAACTAAAGATCAACGGTTCGTTGGTAAGACCACAATTTTAGGTGCTGGCTATGGCATGGGCGCACTCAAGTTTCAAACACAACTCAAGAACTTTGGATTTGATATGGACATCGCGGAAGCAAGGCGTGTCATTGGTATCTACCGCGAAGCTAACTGGAAAATAAACAAGTTATGGCGTGACGCCCAACAAGCCCTCGTGGCCCTGTCCAGAAATGATAACGCGCCATTGGGTTGCGGCAACGTGCTAGAGGTATGCCCACATGATAGTGCCATACGACTGCCATCTGGTTTGTTGTTGCGCTATGACGATCTTGGGTTTGATACCACCGAGAGAGGCACGGAGTTTCACTACAGAGTCAGGCGTGGTCGGAACCGTATCTATGGCGGCAAGGTTATAGAGAACGTATGTCAAGCCATTGCTCGTTGCATCATTGGTGAGCAAATGCTACAAATAGCTAAGAAACATCGCGTAGTGTTAACAGTGCATGACTCTGTTGTGTGTTGTGTTCGTGACGAAGAGGTGGGTGAGGCACAGGCATACATTGAAGACTGTATGCGGTGGATACCCGATTGGGCAGAGGGTCTGCCTATCAACTGCGAGTCTGGTACTGGCAAGTCTTATGGGGATTGTGAATGAGTATAAAGCCGTGGTCATTCAGTAGGATTAAGGCATTTGAGCAATGCCCCAAGAAGTTCTACCACCTCAAGATTGCCAAGGATTACACCGAGCCTGAGACTGATGCCATGTCATACGGCACAGCATTTCACCTTGCGGCAGAAGAATATGTACGTGATGGCACGTCTATCCCTGATAATTTTAAGTTTGCCCAGCCCGCTCTCGACGGTCTTAAAGCCAAGCGTGGTAACAAGTTATGTGAAATAAAGATGGGTCTGGATGAGAACCTTGAGCCATGTGGCTTCTTTGACAAAAAAGTTTGGTGGCGCGGTATCGCAGATTTGGTTATCCTAGATGAAGGCACTGCTTGGGTGGTGGACTACAAGACTAGTAAGTCAGCCAAGTATGCGGATAAAGGTCAGTTAGAATTGATGGCGTTAGCCACATTCAAACATTACCCCGAAGTCAATACTGTACGTGCAGGGTTATTGTTTGTAATATCTAGAGACCTTGTAAAGGACACTTACACCAGAGACATGATGCCAGTTCTTTGGGCTAAGTGGTTGGCTAACTATAAACGCATGGAAACAGCACATGAGAAAAACGTATGGAACGCCCATCCAAGTGGGCTATGCAAGCGACATTGTGTTGTTTTGGAATGTGTTCACAACGGGAGCAACTAGATGCCCTACACCAAAAAACCAAGACCATATAAAAAAGAGTATAAAAAACAAAAAGAGCGTGGGGAACATCCCGACAGAATGGAACGCCAACGTGCAAGACGTGCATATGATAAGAAAGGCATTAAGCGCAAAGGTAAAGATGTAAGCCACAATAAAGCATTAAGTAAAGGCGGTAGTAATAAAGACGGTACAAAGCTGGAAAGCCCAAAGAAAAACCGCAGCCGCAATTATAAAAAGAAAAGTTAGTGACTCACTAACAAGGAGAACGCAGTGGAAATTATTGAAAACGGTAGAGCCTTGTTGTTACGGTTACGAAACCCACAACAGGTAACGGAAGTCATACCCAAGAGTAAAGCCTTACCCGATAACAAGGTCTTGGTTAAATGGGGTGTTGATGAAACACAAGTGCTTAAGAACTTAAACATTCAAGCACCTTCACCTATAGAAAAACAATATAAATGGACAGGCAGCTATGAGCCTTTCGCGCACCAGAAAACCACTTCTGCATTCCTTACATTGAATAGAAAAGCATTCTGCTTCAACGAGCAAGGCACAGGCAAAACCGCCAGTGCTATATGGGCGTCAGATTTTTTACTTAATAAACAAATAATTAAACGAGTGTTAGTTATCTGCCCGCTCTCGATCATGGATAGTGCATGGCGTGATGACTTGTTTACATTTGCACCACATAGAACTGTAGACGTGGCTTATGGTAGCGGCAAAAAACGTAAAGAGATAATTGAACAAGGTGCTGAATACGTAATCATAAACTACGATGGTGTGGCTATAGTCAAAGACGAAATAGCAAACGGTGGATTTGATCTGATTATTGTTGATGAAGCCACACACTACAAGAATGCACAGACAAACCGTTGGAAGACACTCAACAAGATTATGACCCCTGATACGTGGTTGTGGATGATGACTGGCACTCCAGCAGCACAAAGCCCTATGGATGCTTATGGTCTAGCAAAGCTGGTCAACCCGACATCTGTGCCGCGTTTTGCTAGTTCTTTCCGCGATCAGATTATGATTAAGATATCCAACTTTAAGTGGATACCCAAAGAAACAGCAACCGACACTGTGTTCCGCGCACTGCAACCAGCCATACGTTTTACCAAGGACGAATGCCTTGATCTACCTGATATGGTGTACGTAAAGCGTGAGGTTGAACTAACCAGACAACAAAAGAAATACTACGAAGAACTGCGCAAGAAGCTGGTTATGCAGATAACAGGTGAACAGATCACCGCTGTGAATGCCGCTGTGGTTATGAGTAAGTTACTGCAAATATCGGCAGGGGCTGTGTATACAGACGAAAGTGATGTGTTGGAGTTCGACATATCGCATCGTTACAAAGTGTTACGCGAAGTGATTGACGAGTCCAGCCAGAAGGTTCTGGTGTTTGTACCATTCAAACATGCGATTGATATACTTACAGAAAAATTACGCAAGGATGGTATTACCACAGAGGTAATTCGTGGTGATGTATCTGCACCTAACCGCACACAGATATTTAAAACTTTTCAAGAAGCACCGAACCCACGGGTGCTTGTCATCCAACCTCAATCTGCTGCACATGGTGTCACGTTAACAGCAGCGAATACTGTAGTTTGGTGGGGGCCAACCAGTTCTTTGGAGACTTATGCGCAGGCTAACGCTCGTGTCCACAGGTCAGGGCAAAAACACAAATGCACCGTTGTTCAGCTCCACGGATCACCCGTAGAGAAACGTGTTTACACACTGTTAGATAACAGAATAGACGTACACACAAAAATGATCGACCTTTATAAAGAACTACTTGACTAACACACATACCGTCACTACATTGTATGAAACAATACGTTTAAGGAGAACGGTATGGGCGACATAACTGCAGATAAGCTGACTAAAGCTTACATTAGAATCCGTGAAGAACGGGCGAAGCTGTCGGCAGAATTTAAAGACAAGGATTCTGTTCTCTCTCGTCAATTAGAGAGAATTAAACAAGGACTACTCGACTATTGTAATGCACATAATGTCGAGAGTGTAAGAACTTCCGAAGGATTGTTTTATAGGTCTGTAAAGCAAAAGTTTTGGACTAATGATTGGGAGAAGATGCATGCTTTCATTAACGAGCATCAAGTGCCTGAGTTGTTAGAGAAACGTTTGAACCAGACAAACCTTAAACAGTTCTTGGAGGAAAACCCTGAGTCAAGGCCAGAAGGCTTGAACATAGACTCTGAATACTCAATAGCTGTGAGGAAGAAATAATGGAACCAAAATATGTGCCTATTGAAGATGTAGCTAAACACTTTAGTGTTTCTGTATCGACAATCCGTGCTTGGGTTCGTCAGGATCAGATTCCGCAGGAGACTTACATTCGTGTTGGTAACACCTACAGATTCTGCATCCCTGATATATCAGAAGCACTAACAACGAAGAAGACTGAGACTGTAGAAGAGCCTGTTGTGCAAACGTTCACACAGGAAGAAACGGTAGGGTCTAAGGTAGCAACGGACGAAGATGCTGACCTACTAGAACTACTTGACGAAGATCAATAAGACATCGGGAGAATGATATGTCTGAAATTGTAAACACAAAATACACCCTAGAAAATGTAGAGGCTATGTGGCCTCGTATTAATCGCACCTATAAGTTTGATGCGAAAGAGAAAAAATCTGTACCATGTGATGCGTTTGATGATGGTGCAGCGTACACACTTCAGTTCCGTATGACTGAGGCACAGGCTAAAGAACTGTATAAGCATATGAAAACTGCGTATGCTGCGAAACAGGCAGAAAATTCTGAGTGGCCTGACAAGTTTCCAATGCCTTTTAAGAAAGATGCTGACGGGTCATTTACCCACAAAGCGAAACTAAAGGGTGCGTACGGAGCGGAAGCTACTCGTAAACCTGCACAATATTCTGCATCTAATAAAAAACTAGACGATGATTTCTTGCTGACCAACGGAAGTACGGTTAACATTGCTGTCGTATTTACTCCGTATAATGGAGCGATGGGTGCTGGAGTATCCTTACGCTTAGATGCGGTGCAGGTTATTGACCTTAAGCCTATGGAAGAACAATCGCCGTTTAATGCGGTAGAAGGTTTTGAAGATAGTCCAAAAGAAGACGACAACCCTTTTGAGGATGTAACAGTAGATGAACCAAAGAAGGCGGTAAAGAAAGCCGCACCTGCTGC